GCAAAGATCTGACTTACGTATGCTATGCTGTTCACCGGGTTAGTAAAAGTAAATACTTCAGCAAAGACCTGACCAGTATAGGTGATGGATACATTGACGATCTGAACACGGACTTGAACAACCTGACTACTCGCACGGGCGTTGGATATCCTGTACCCTAGTACATGATCAACTACTTGGCCAGACTTGGATCCGGTTCCTGACATATATCGCTACGTCTCTAGCTTATAGCCGATCTGGATAGTATTAGCTGCTCCTACCGTCCAGTTCGATCCGGTAGCAGGATCAAGTATCCAGATGTCAGACGTGTAGAACCAGCTAGACGACACAGTGAATACAGTTCCTGCAGCGTCAGCAGTACCACTACGCAAGTGCTGAGTCATTGTGTGAGCGTTAGCATCATCCTTCTTGTACGCTCCTATCACCTGGATACCGATGATGTTCAGAGTACTGGGGATGGTAGAGTCACAGTTAAATAGGTCCTCCTGCCCTGGTGTGATCGAAGTGTTGTATGACATGTCTCCATCGAAGTACAGCTCATTCACATTCTGAGCATTCATCGTAGAGACCATTCCAATGCCAGGACCTCCAAGAGCCGTACCTGCAGCTCCTGCATTCGACACTGCTGGGAAGGTTCCTGTATAAGTCCACCCATAGAAGATAGCCTGACGGCTGTAAGAGGTCGAGCCGTACCCTTGACCATTAAGATCTGCATCACACTGGATTGCCACCCAGTACGGAGTACCCCTCTGAATGGTGATTCCGGAGATAGGTATAGTCATAATTCCAGCAGTAGGATTAGTAACTGGAGTACCTGTAGCCAGTAGGTTCCCAGGATTACCTCCCACGTCAGAGTAAATAGCACCGTTCACGTGACCTACTACGGCCGCAACCAGATTTATCGTAATGCTTACGAGGTTGCCGGTATGCTCAGTATTAACTAGCGTATAGACGAGAGTGGAATGGTTATAGTCTGATCCATAAGTCCCTCCAGGATAAGGAGGAACAGGATAGTCGTAGTAAGTCATATGAGGATTAGTCCAACTGACAGAGAAGTCAGTTGAAGGGTACAACGTTAGTGCCCTTGTATCTCCCATCCAGCTGTTGTTAGGATAGGATCCTGGATCGCTAGTGGCTGTACTGTTGACGTGGAAGTCATCAACGTACATGTGTGAGTCGCTGGAGTTGCTGAACTCAATCCTGTTGAACGAAAAGGCTGCTGGAGGATATGTTGAGCCTGATCCTATCCCAGGATAATGAAAGTTACCTACTACGTTAGTTAGACCTGGTACAGGCTGATTGTTTATCCTGACAGAAACAGACCCCTGAGGGGTCGTCGTAGGCGACCCTACCGTAACCATAATCTCCACGTAAATCCAAGTGCTCTCAGGGAACACACCGTTCTCAGTAGAGGCTACTATATTACCGTTATAGTCGTTTATGTAGATCTGACCACTACCAGTAGTAAATCCAACTCCGCACTGCTCGGCAGGACTGGCAGGATTAGCTATAGTATCCCAAAACGATACGCCCATGCCACTAACATAGGGTATGCCAGTATCTGTGAACACATTGAGCGCAAAACCTACTACTCCAGTCAGCATGCTAGTACTGAAATTACCGATCAAAACAGACTGAGGCGACCCATCATAGGCCTGACCGTACTTGAATCTAGTTTGCGTAGGACCTATAAAGCCCTGCGATCCTAGGCCAGTCTTAGCCCATGTCAAAGCACCTTGACGAGTAAACATGTCGTCAACGGTCTTATAATGGTCGAAGCTCTCAAAGCTCAGAAGGCTCATCCTAGGCGGCTCCCCGGCAACATTGTAGTACCGTTTCTGTACACGTTACGCATGTACCCGTACATCCGTTCTGATGCCATAGACATGATAGTCTGGACCGAATTTCTAGTCACTCCTCCTGCAGCACCGCTCATTGAAATGTTAGGCTGGAAGTTCAGTGAGATAGGATTGGATGGTCCAGTCCCAGACAACTGACCTCGTAGGCCGCTAGCAAAGTCTGCAGGTACCACCATTTCGTTCTTGTGGATCTGCGCTACCATGTCTCGTGGTACATTCCATGCACCCACATCTAGAGCTGCCATCTGAGCGAACGGTTCGAGCGTAGCCACCATTGAAGCCGCTGCACCTGCAGCTAGACCAGGCCCTATGACGGGAATGCCAGCGACAGCAGCCGCCGCAGCTGTAGCGGCTACGCCGATGTTTGACTGAGCCTTAGCCACGTTGGTTGTAGCAGTAGCTGCAGCCCCTTTAGCATCTGCAGCAATCTCTTCCCCGGTTCGAGTAGTAGCACCCGTAGTCGTAGCTCCCGTCATGCCAAGCTCTGAGGCGATCCACTTGATGACTCGAATAAAGAACCCTCCAGTCTCCTTAGCAGTAGCTGCTGCCTGAATACCTGTTCTAGTTGCCGTACCTGCCGCAGTAGCTGCTGTCTTACCGGCCTCTGTTGCCTGACTAGTATGGAGTTCGAGCAGACGATCAATAATCCAACGACCGACCATCTTGAACGACCAGGTGAGTATTTTGGTCGCCATCTGCTCGATCAGACTACCTATAGACCGTAAGACCGATTGGGTCCCTGTGGCCATCTTAACGAGGCTACTACCCAGATCATTAGCGATTGAATCGGAAACGCTTTGCCATGCTCTTTTTATAGCATTCGCTTCCTGGAGCTGGATCTTCTGCGTTTCCTCGGCAAAATTCTGCAGCTCCCTCTTTTCATCGTTGAGAGCAGTCTGCATCTCCTTCTCGTTGACGGCAGACTCTTGCTGCTTCTTGATAGCAGCCATTGCAGTTGCATGAGCCTCAACGACCTGATTCAGCTGCTCTTCAAAGGCAGCCGTATCGGCGCTGCTGAATCCTAGTAGGTCAAGTAGGCTAAACTTCTGTCCGCCTGTCTGAGCTGCTCGTAGTCGTGCTGCCATACGTTCTTGTGAACGTGCAATAGCCTCCTGCGTTCTCGCAGCGTCAGCAGCTATCGTAGCCTCTTGCTTAGCCTCCCTGTTAGCTATCTCTATTCGGTGTAGTGCTTCTTTCTGGTACTCCTTACTACGCTCGCCGTACTTCTGCTTCAGGTACGCCAGCAGCTGGTCTTCGATCTTGAGCTGTTCTTTGTAGTTACCGTCAGCAGCCGCTATCTCCTGGCGGAACTCCTCTTTAGTCATGTCAACGCCAGCACCAGTATGACGGTGCAAAAGCTCCTCACGCTTCAGCAAGATCTGCTGATACTCTGTCGTATCCTCCTTGTAAATAGTCTTAGCGTACGCTAGCCATTCATCGTAAATCTTCTTCTGCTTACCAAGGTTACCCCTAGCATCGACAATCTGCTGCTCATACTTCAGCGACTGAACGCGGTAGTCTTCTATGCCTGCAGCCTTCTCAGCAGCTGAAACGGCTTTGCGTGCTGCTACCTCTTCATTACTACCCTCGTGGTAGTACTTGGTAGTCTCATCGAGGAGCGCTTTTGCTGCGGCTACACGCTCGTGGCCATCCTTAGCAGCTGCTGCCGCTTCTTCAAGAACTGCCTGTGTCGCACGGTGAGCATTCTGCTCTGTAGTCGTATGGATCTCATTCAGCTTCTTCTCAGCTGTGGCGACAGCCTCTGTCGCTATAGCGATCTTTCCTAGATCGCCCTCACTCTGAGCACGATTTAGAGCGTTCTGAGCATCCTTAAGTTCAAGCATAGCCTGATTGCGTCGGTTCAGCTCTACGTTCAGCTTATCGACAGCGTTCTGTTCCTGAGTAATAGCAGGATCAATCTTGAGGGCAGGCAGCTTAGGCGGCTCGGGCATAGGCCCTGCACCGCCGCTACCCTCCGCCATTGCGGCGTCCCTCATCCATTGCCTTAGAGCAATATCGGCTTCTATAATCTGCTTACCGTACTCTCCAAACCTTTTCTCTGCCGCCTTTATGACAGCATTGAATACATCCTGATCATGTCCTGCCGCAACCGCATCAGCTACGTACTGCTTGAGACTCTGGCCTGAAGAAACCGTAGCGTTGTCTAGCAGATGGTACTTGTTAGCCCACTCCTCAGTAGCTTTGCCTCCCTTTGCAAACTGCTCTACGAGCTTATTAGTAGTCTTAACCACATCCTCATTTGACAGCTTGGCTATCTCGATACCAAGGTTCTTGATTCTATCACTGACACCATCAGCCGCAGGAGGTAGGTTACGTAGAGACTCCTCTACCTTACGGGACTCACCAGGCCATAAGTCCATCTCCTCACGTGACTGCTTAATACTGGCAGTAATTCGCGCAATAGAATCGGTACCACCGGTACCCATAATGACCATTTCGTTAGCGGCTTGCTTGATAGCATTAGTCGTAGCAATCCACTCGTAGGCCAAATAGCCTACAGCAGCCGCAGCAGCCGCTGCCGCTGCAACCATCGCCGTCAGTTCTAGATTAGCCGCCGCCATATGCAAGACGACACGAGCCAACGTACCGTCAAACTGACGCCAGCGGCCCGCTACTGACTCGTCAATAAGGGCAGACAACCCTCTTGCTGTGAACGACGCTGTTAAACCGAGTTGGCTAATAGTACCACTGAGTCCAGAAGCTGCTGCTCCTGCTGTGGCCGCTGCACCTTGTATAGTGGTAGCTGCTGTACGAGCAGCAGCTCCTGTAGTAGCAAATCCAGCAGCTGCCTGTGCTTGAGCACCGTTTACCGAGGAAGCAAACGCTTGGGCTGCCGCAGCAGCCTGAGCCATCGCGGCTTGGAACTGTGCAACGTTTGCAGTTACGTTAGCGTTTACTGTCCCAGACATTCCAAACTACCCTTTGACCGTACCGCCTCGGATCCTCAGGAACTCGAACAGCTCCTTCCCTTTCATAGGAGGATCTGCTCTTATAGACATAGGTCTTGACCCTGACCCCGCACCGATAAGGCCGTGCGTAGCCGCAAGAATAAGCGATGCAGGAGGAACCTTACGCCAGTATTCGCGTAAGGCTCCAAGCCTAGGGAGAGTGATTGACTCCTCCACACGGTCCCAGTCTCCTCCACAGATACCGAGCGCTGTCAGTTCAGCTGTGATCGCGTCCCAGTTTCCGTCGAAGCTATCGGGCCCGTTATCAGCGGACCCTCCGATCCGTTTGGGGAATCGTCCTTCAAGAAGCCTGATATCGAGAGGTACCTGTTGAAGGTCTCTGTCAGGTTCTCAACCTGCTCGCGTGTCATATTGTCCTCAGCTTCCTGGACTTTGACACCAGCAGCATCGCACAGCAACTCTACGATGACGTCAACACGAGCTGCATGAACCTTCATAAACTCGTCGTTGCTGACATTCTCTGCCCCTCCAGCCTCTGTGATCATGGCTGATAGCTTACCGGCATTAAGGGTAACCTTAGGTAAGGCTATCCAGATCTTCTTCAGCATCTTCAGAGGAGCGGGACGAATCTCGTACTTCTTCTCGCCTATCTCCAAGAACAGTTGTTGTGACGTGCTACCACTCATTTTACCTCTCCTCTCCTTCTTGTCCTTTTATCGAAGGCACAACACGCCCCCTACACGGGGGTCCAACTCAAGTAGTCGCGGCAGCGTCCGGAGGAAGGGAACGAGTTCCCAACCGGGAAATTTGAACAGGACCTCCTCCAAGACCCTGTTCCAATCGGTTGTGCCTACCTCTACAACGAGGTACTGAACTGATACACCTGACCTCCAGCGCTAGCGTAGGCTGTAAAGTCGAGCTCAGGGATCAGATAGTCATCGAGCTTACTTGCCATGCCGAGCTTAGTACTTGCACATGAGTACAAGATCAACGTCATCGTGTTGTTCTCGTACTTCTCCGTGAAGATAGCCTGGAACCGAGGCGAGTAACCCATCAGCTGGTTTTGGACCAAAATAGTCTGGCCTGAGGCAACTGAACTATAGGCATAGTCAAATAACATCGGCACGTTATCAGCCGTGAAGAAGCTATAGACACCTCCCGCAGCAACTCGGTAGGTACCGGCTACAGTAGGCGCTACGGCCACTAAGGTCAGGGGCTGACCTGTAGACTGGTATCTGACGCCCAGATCGAACAAGAAGGTCGTACCGTTGGCTACGGTAAACGTACCGGCTGCTGGAGTACCAACCTCATCGTTCGAGATGAGCGTTTGGCCTACCGTTGGGGCAGTACCGAAGAACAGGTTGCTGAACTGAACAGCAGAGATCTGCGCCAGCTTAGCTTTGCCTACGATCTTCGTCTTGCCTCGAGCAGTGTCAATGGGGAAGGTATATTGACTGAACAGCTCCTTCTGCTCACCGTCAAAGTCAATGGTGACGTCCTGTAAGGCGCCAAACCTAACAGGTGTTGCGTTGGCTACGTCATTCCGGAGGCCCCAGAGGAGTCCGGATCCAAAGGCGAATTGCATCTGTTGTACTCCTTCGGGTGGTTACTTCTTCACTTGCCTCAGGGCATCGCGAAGTAACGCGAGCCTTTCTTGTAGGTAGTTGAACGTCTCAGTATCCCGCGACAGCGGCGAATTGTAGACGTTCTGAACTACCCAGTGCTGGAACACTTCGTCAATTGCGTCCATCTTGGCGGGGACGTGTGTTTGTACTGCACCTAGAGCACTAGCCTCAGCTGCGATGTCCTTCACAGGCGCCATCTGCTCAGCGTTCTTAGGGTCGATTGCCATTGGTCAAGCTCCTAGTGATTATGGCGGCATGATCTTGATCGGATACAGGGCCAAAGCCTGACCCTCCAGATCTCCAGGGTCTTTACGAATCAGCCCTTCAACCCAGATACGATACACCATACCGCCTAAGTTGAGGTTGTTGTCCACCTGATTGTTGATCTCCAGCACAGTTTCCACTGCATCAATCAGGTTATTGAGGATTATGCTCCCTATCAGGTCATCGGTATCAGCCCTTGCGTAGATGAAGAGCGTTACTTCCCACTCTGCCCTTCGAGGCAATCCCAGTCCGGTCGACCTGGGGCGTTCGTTGTGCTCGACCATATAGAGCGCAGGCTGCATCTCAGGCGGGACTTCATCCCACAACTTGAGCTTGCGGGACATGTGATTAAAGGGCCCCAAAGGCGCGAGCATAGTTTGGAATACAGCAAACAGCGCAGACATCACGGCTTCCCTCGACGATGGGGGGAAGCCAGTGACGCTCCTGGGCGTTCTGAGACTGCTGTGGCTATGACTCACGAAGTGACTCCAGTTCTGCTAACCTACAAATCTCGTAGAACTCCTGTCTGTGAGCTGTGAGCGTACCTAGGATGTAGTGCTTAGGACGGATCGTAGCTCCGGGCCAGAACACATGTGCGAAGTAGTCAGAAGCTATAGCTCCGCGAGCCCCGAAGGCAAATGCTAGAGCAACTCCTTTGACTGGATAGATATCATGTCCGGGAATAGTCCCACCGAACTCCTGGATGGCTGCGTATGGCACTCCCGTTGAATTGACGTTAACTGTTACTGACGTGGCACTTGATGTAACACGTGCAGTGATACTGGCAGCAAGCTTTCCCGTTCGGCTCCCTGCAGCTGTTGAGGCGAGATCACGCATCTCCATTGCCCACGTCGTCAACCTAGTACGCAGCAGGCCAAGAAGCTTATCATTGGCGGCGTTGAATCGTGCCACCATGCTATCCGTGCCTTCTAGGTCAATAGTTACTGAGTCGCTCATTCTGGTATCACCGACCTGTAAGGTGCAAGAGCCTCCATGACGTACGCTGGAATGCCTGATGAGCCGCTCGTGGAGTCGTACGTCACACTCTCCTGAGCAGCTAGGCTTCGACTTCGCTGTCCTGGATGCATACGTCTGTTGTAACTCACTGCTACCATTTCCCAGCAGGCCTGCTCTACGCCGTACGGGCAGTAGCTGTAATTGATAGTCACAGAGTGGCCTACATCGGCAGGTGCAAACTGATAACCACCGAGAGTTGCTGGATCGAGGTAGTACGTTCCTGCTACAGTAGGTGGAGTGACAGTAGTAGATACTAGAGGCACTAAGGTATCGGCGTACTGCACACCATTGTCGGCGATCCAGACACCATACGGCATCTGGAGAGTATATGTGGCACCCGTGTTATCGGGCGTATGTAGCTCTGACTGGAGGTATCCTGCGGTGTAGTCAATACGGCAATTCAGGTTACCACGGCGGAAACCGAAGCTGTTGAGCTGTATGCTCTGATGCCGACCTGGTGGAATGCCGTTCCATGCATCTGTTACCCAACCAGCACCGATAGGTAGTGGAGTAGATGAGTTTGGACTCTGAATCTGTACCTTTGGTATTACCATGTTATCAACTTGTACGTTCGACACGTTAGTAACTGGCCAGAACCGGGGAAAGCGGAAGTTGTTGTCCTGCCCATCAAAGATGTCAGTGTACTTCTGGCTAATGAATGAGCCACGCTCAAGACAAGCCATGATTAGGCTGCTTTGCGATTTGATGAACATGCTGAGCATAACGTCAGTCTGAGGGTTAGGGCTAGGAGTAGTAATACTAAGCCCCATGTAGTCCTTCATTCGCTGTAACGTGGTTAAGTCTAAACCGGCCATCAGCTAGAGCCCTCGTTAGTTGGGAAATGGGTCCCCCTTGGGAGGCGGAGGACCCATCCCCTCATTCCTCGGCTTGCCGCTTCGTATAGCCGATCACACTACGAAACAGTGTTGCTAAGGTTTGAGATCACCCCCATGGCGAACGGTGCATACACACCCAACACCTCTTCCATGTAGATCCCATACTCACGCTGCCTAGTACGAAGTGGCCAATCGACCCTGTAGTAGTCCCTTCTCAGCAGCATCTCTGCCACGTTAGGGATTTCGTTCGACTGGTACCAGGGAGGGAGCTTCTCACAGTATCCCAGAATCGTCCCCGGCGGGACATCCGGATGAAGCTTGACTGGCAGCTTGTACCCACCGTCAGGAGCATACGGGTTGTAGTAGAAGTCGATCACGCCTCCAGCTACGATGCCGTATGCATCACCAGGAGTGATAGGCGCCTGGTAGCGGAGCAGTGGACCTGAGGATGAGGTCAAGCATCCTGCAGTGATGTTCTTCTGCTCCTGGGAGTTCACATACAGAACTGTTGGTCCCAGGTTGAACTGGTCCCACATGGTCTGCATCATCTGGTCGATCTCGTTGATCGAGCCTCGACCGCTCGAGTGAAGTCCCTGCCCGTTAGCCACGTAGTTGACGTAGGGATTGGCAGCCGCATTGCCACTCACGAAGAACGGATCGCTCCCGTTCAACGCCACAGTTAGAAGACCGTCAAAACCAAGAGAGACATTGCGACTGCTATCAGCAGTAACAGCAGTAGCATTCTGTCGGCCAGCAGTAAGAGGGACGGAGAACGTCGCGTTTGCTTGCCCAGTGATTGCCTGGAGAAGCTCGTTGCCTGCGCCGACTCCAACGTACCAAGCCCAAGCTATGGCACCCGTGATCGGAGCTACGGAGGCTGACAGGATCTGACCAAGTGTGACCGCTTGAGATCCTGCAGCACTCTTCATGCCGCTGCCACCGTTCAGGGTGTACGTCTTGCCGTCTGCCCCAGTAATCGTCTTACTGGTCGCAACACCATTCGCAAGACTGCTATTCTTGTATCCCTCAAGGGTCAGAGGAACAGCAATCACGCTGTACGTAGCAGCTGGCAACGTCCCCGTTGTGCCTGCTACGCTGAGCGTAGGTGCAGCTGCAGGAGTACCAAGTGCAAGGGTTGAATTACCACCGAGGATGGCGATCTCTTCCTTGCGCATGGTCTTCTGCAACAGACGGAAGGTGACCATGGCGTTCTCGTCTTCGAACCCCTCTGCCGCAGCTTCGGCTTCAAAGGTCAGGAAGTCTTCTTCGCCA